ATGATTGGCGAAAAAGAATTAAATAGAACTATAAAAAACATAAAGGATTTCCTGATATAACAGGCAATTAACAGGTAATTATGGCAAAATTTAAAAAAGGGCAAAGTGGTAATCCGCAGGGGCGACCTAAAGGCTCAACAAGTATAGCAGGACTAATTAAAAAAATTGGTGCTGAGGATATATCGGCTAAGAGCGATTATGATAAATTAGAGTTTATTATGCGAAAAGTTTTTGATTTTGCAGTACAAGGTGAATCGTGGGCTGTTCATTTTATCGCAGATAGACTAGAGGGCAAGCCAAGACAAGTTGTAGGAATACAAGATGTAACAGATGAGCCAATAAAGGTATTTGACTTAGATGCAGTGGAAGATTGATTCTACTAGAAAACAAATACTAGAAGATAACAGCAGGTATAAAGTTTTGGTTTGCGGTCGTAGATGGGGCAAAACTTATTTCGCTTTGTTGTGGTTAATGGGTAATGATATAAAGCCATATGAACGAAGATGGTTTATTTTTCCGACTTATAGGCAAGCAAAAATGGTAGCGTGGGGCATAATGAAAAGAATTTTTAGGGGAACAAATGCTAAAATTAACGAAAGTGAATTAAGCGTGACTTTATCTAATAATGCTAAAATTGAGCTTAAAGGAGCTGATAAAGAGGATTCTCTTAGAGGTGTTTCTTTAAATGCTTGCGTATTAGACGAATATGCTTTTATGAAGCCAAATGTTTGGGGGGAAATTGTACAACCTATGTTAGCAGAAACTGGAGGCGACGCTTTATTCGTTGGCACTCCAACTGGTATACAAAATCACTTCTATGATATGTTTGTGAAGGGACAATCTGATGATAGTGATTACAAGTCTTGGCAATTTACTACAATACAAGGCGGTTTTATACCACCCGAAGAAGTAGAAAGTGCTAAAAAAAACCTAGATGCTATGACATTTCGTCAAGAGTATTTGGCTTCATTTGAAACCGCACAAAATAGATGTGCTTATAATTTTAGCAGGGATAAACATTTAAAAGAGTTAGATATATCAACAAGAATATTTTGGGGCATTGACTTCGGTGTGGCTAGTTATATGTCGGCGGTGTTAATGTGCGAAAATGTAGCAGGAGAGGTGTATGTCTTTGAGGAAATAGGTTTACAAAACTCAAATACATTTGAATTAGCTGAGAAAATGAAGCAAATAGCACCCGATATTCCTGTATATCCTGACCCTGCAGGAAAAGCAAGAACTAGTAATAGCACCAAGTCCGACCACAGAATATTATCTGACGCTGGATTTACAGTCATTAGTAGAAAAGCTAATCCGACGCAAAAGGATAGATTAAACGCATTGAATCGTATGTTACAAGACGCTTCAGGAAGAATTAAACTATTTATCAGTCCTAAATGTACAAACACTATTAGGGACTTAGAATTAACCACTATGGATAATGGTAAAATAAATAAAACAGAAACTTTATCACACTTTTTAGATGCAGTTATGTACCCAATTGAATATCGTTATGGATTTAAGGGGAGCTTAGAGGTCATAGAGTGGTAATGTTGATATTGGGATTTTTAGTAGGGGTGGTCATTACTATCTTGGGGGCATTATGGTATGGCAATCGATTAGAGGAGCGAAAGCTTAAAAAACAAGAACAATTTATCAAGAGGATAAGTGAGGGATTCTGCTTTGATGATAGTGATATAGGAGATTACGAAAAAAGGTATGAATCATGATAATATATAATTTAACAGATAAAATGTTGTATGACTTGCTTATGGATACTATTCAAGAGGGCTATGATAAGCAAATGGAAGAAAGAGAAAGACTGCTTGATTATTACGAGGGCATTAACCTTGAACAAGACTTAAAGAAATACTTTAACAGCGATAGCTTATCGCAAGTACCACCAATGTATATAAACTTAGTAAGAAATATCATCAGTCGTAGAGCCCTTGTTTATCAAGACTCGGCAATTAGGTATAACGATAAATATAACGATGTTATTGGAGATTATGATTCGTTTATGAAGCAGTTTGAACAACTTACTTATCTCTTAGGAACAGAAGCTTTGTATACGCATTGGAACGAAGATGAAAAGAAACTAGAATATAGACCTATACACTTCTTCACTCCTTTTTTTAAACCTAACGAAGATGAGCCCTTTGCTATTATGTATCAAGCAGAATCACAATTACAAGCTAGAACAGAAGATGCTCAATATATGTTCTGGAGTAAAGAAACTGAAGATATGGAAGGCAAACACTTCATGATAAGCAGTAGAGGTGCTATTACTTCTATTGTAGAGGGAGATAGAAACCCTTATGGAGATATCTTACCATTTAACATAGCACACAGACACGCATATACGAGGGATTTTTTCAGAGAGGGTGCAAATGATTTAGTAGATGGTATGAGGAGTGTAAATATATTATTGACCGAACTAGCATTGCACGGAAGATTTATGCTCGGGCAACCTTTATTCACAGGGTTAGATACTGAACAAAGAATATCTATGGGACAAGATAAAGCATTGGTATTGCCTGAGGGTGCAAATTTTAGCTATGCTAGTCCAAATGCCGATATTAATGGTATGATTGAGTCTACTAAATATATGGTAGATAGTATTGCACAAGCTAACAATGTGAGGATTAACTGGACGAATAAATCTAGCGAATCAGGGTTATCTAAAAAAATGTCTGAATTAGATTTAATGGACGCACTTAGAAGTGATATTGAGCAAATATATCGCCCATTTGAAAAAAGACAATTTAAAATTGCACAAAGAATATGTGAAGTATCGGGTGGCATACAATTAGGCGAACAATTTAGTGTAGATTTTGCTGAGAGAGAAGTGCCTATGTCTATGGACGAGGAAATCAAATACTATTCTTGGGCATTTCAAAATAACTTAGAAACTAGAGAGTCATATCTTAGAAAAAAGAATCCTGATTTAGGGGACGAAGAAATACAAGGTATAGTAGAACAGCTTGATACTGAGGGAAATACCGAAACTGATGATACGCAATCTATTATAGACAAAATAGGAGAGCAAGTTGGCTAATTTTGACTTCTATAGTGCCGAAATAAGCAAGATACAAGATGAGCTCGTACAAAAGGTCGGGAAACTTGTTAAAGGTCTTACAAAGCTCAACAATACAGAAGTTATGCGTATTGCTAAACAGATAGACTTCTTTAATGAAATGGAAAAGTTAGGATACACAAGCTTAATGGCGAGAGTCAGTCAAGAATACGACGACGAGATAGTCAATGTATTCAAAGAACTTAGCAAAACTGAGTTGACTCAAGTTCCGTCAGCGAGTGTACGAGTGTTAAACGAACTCAAAGAGTTTGATATTGATTATTTAACAGGACAAGCTAGACAATATGCAACGCAGTTAAAGCAATCTATGTTGAGAGGTATAATAACAGGACAAACAAATGAACAAATCATAGCAGGTATAACAACTTCTTTTGGTGTAGGCAAATTTATAAGTAGTAGCGAAGCTTCTTTCTTGTTAAATGATGCGTTCGCAACTTTCTCTAATGCTAGTAGAGCAAAAGCTTTCGCAGAGTTTCCTGATATTAAGTTTACATATATAGGTCCCGATGATGATGTCACTAGGCAAGCTTGTCAAAGTGTGCTTGATTTAGTTGCTGAAAAAGGTCCGTTTACTCAAAAAGAAATCAATGCTATAACTATTGACGGTTTCGGGGGATTTAGTAGACGAGGCGGATATAATTGTAGACATAACTGGGTAAGAGTATGACATTGGGTAAAATTGTAAAACCTAATTCTAAACTTATGCGAAAATTAGCTTTTGATGCTATTGATAAAATACAAAAAGACGCATCTGAGGGGAAATTTCAAAACAATAAAAGCGGTTTACCATATAAAAGCGAATCTTATAAAAGATACAAAGCAAATGGTATGCGTGGAAAAACGGGCGTAAAATTAAAAAAATATAGAAATCAGGCAACTGACACTCAAACAGCTTTTGTTAATATGAATTTAACTGGAAGAACTTTAAGAGGTATGAGAGGCACAGGAAAAACTGATACTGCAATTATTACTTATGATAGAGGGGAGATAGTGTTAGGCAATAAAAATAGAAAGCCACACGGATACGATATTTATGACTTATCAGAGAAAAATAAAGAATTTATAGCAGAAAGATTTACACAAGAACTTTTAGATAGAAACATAAAAAAATATGTATCTAAAACAACTACAATAAAATAAAAAAGGGGGACAGATGTCCGAAGATAGTAAAATAGTAGAAGAACAAGCAGTAGCCGACGCTCCTACAACAGATAATAATGGTCAAGTACCAGAAGTTGGCGAATATATTGCAGAAAGCAAAAAATATCGTCAAAGAGCTCAAACAGCAGAGGCTGAGTTAAATGAACTCAAAGAAAACCTCAAACTTCAAGAAACAAAACAACTTGAAGAAAAAGAGGAGTTCAAATCTTTGTATGAAAGCATGAAAGCTGAAAACGAAAAGTTAAAACCAATCGTAGACAACTTTGAAATACAAGAAAAACAAAGACGAGAACATCTGTTGTCCCAACTTTCAGATGATGAACAAGAAATCTATGTAGACCTCCCAACAATTAAGTTGGAAAAGCACATTGAAAGATTGGGTAGTAAAAAAGTGCAAGTATCTGACGCCAAAGAAGTAGTGAGTTCAGGCAAATTTGCTGTAAACACTAAGTGGGCTGACCTATCAGAAGCTGATAAATCAGAAGCTAGGAAGAATCCTACACTTTGGAAACAGATAGTAGAGGGTTATAGAAACTAAATCTTAAAAAGGGGAAATAACAAATGGCTGATGGAAATGTAACTCCAACAACAGCTGCTAATTTTATTCCAGAGATGTGGAGAGATGCAATCCTTGACTACGCAGAAAGAAAATTCGTTCTTCGTAATCAAGTGCAAGACTTCTCATCAATGTTAGCAGGTGG